TATGCATATCATATCAATATATTGACATACAACTATAAAAAAATCCAGTGGAAAAGTGCTGTGTAAAATAAAAATCGCCTCATCGTAGAGGCGATTACTTTGTAAATCCGGGAACTTAATTAAGTATAGATCTTTCTTCGTTGATCTTCTTATTGTATTCGTAGTGAATTTTTGCCTTGCTCAATAAAGAACAGTGTTGTGGTTTTTTTGTACCTGAACGAGGCGAGTCATGTTTACTCATACTTTAAATTCTAACATACTTATTGAATAAAGTCAAGGTATACACGGAAAACATGTAGGCTTGATCGTTTTTCGTTGCATTAATTAATTCTATTTATAAAAAGCCCCGTCGACTATCGACGAGGCTTATGTATCACATCTGGTGGGCAATAGAGGATTCGAACCTCTCACCTCTTCAACGTCAATGGAATACTCTGTAAAAGTTACTAACTACATATATAATAACATATTTAAGTCATAACTGAATCATAAATATGTTGTAATTTTGTATTCGTATAGTGTGTATAAATACGCGTCGTATCCAAACTCTGATGACCCAGTAGATCCGAAATATAGCATAATTCAATACCTTTATCTAAAAGCATTGTAGCAAACGAATGGCGAATAGTATGAGGGGTTACGTTAATAAAGTCTGAATTATCGCAAATAGATTCAAATATACGACGAACACCGCCAGTGGTAAGACGAGATCGAGCACCTTGATGAGAAATAAAGAGGGCAGGGTTGTCATCAGTGCGACAAGCTAAATAATTATTTATAGCATCTTCAGTAACTCCATCAATAAAAACAACACGAGGACTCTTGCTCTTTCCAATAACCGTGAATTTGCGATGACGAATACTATTGCGATTCAAGGACACTAACTCAGAAACACGAATACCCGATGCGGCCAACAAACGCAACATTGCAATATTGCGCAATCGATTCATGGATCCATAGCCTCTACATTGACGAGAGGCAACAGAAATGAAATCCTCAATCTCCTCTGGTAATAAGTATTGAATAACATACTTCTCACGCTTGGGGACGACTAACTCTTCATAATCCATAACATTAAATCCTCTCCTTGCGGCCATCTTTAATACCATACGAATGCAAGAGATGGCATTACGAACGGTATTCGATCTCCATCGAGATGAAACAAAGTTGTGCCAATCTCTAAAATCCGAAAAAGACAAACTTTCAATATCCACATCTCCAAAGAATGAAATCAAGGACTTACTGATATTCAAATAGCTAGATTCAGTATTAATAGACTTACCAGCCCTTAATACATAATCGCAAATATAAAGCTTAAAGGCTTCGGATATTTTCATAAAGAATCACTTTCTACCCTCCAATTTATGTTATATAATGCAATTAGAAATTAATCTTAAAAAAACAAAAAAAGGTAATAAACATGGAATTAAACCTAAATCAACTAGAAATTATAATTGCAATAGTAGCGCTAATAGCATTTCTAGTGGTTGTAATAATAGTAATGGCAGCATTCTGTACAATAGGAACCTATAATAAAACTACAGAGATAAAGAAAATTCTAGAAAACTACCTGAAAACAAAAAATTAAGGCGGAAGAGGGCGAGTCTGCTTGAAGATGGTAGGTAATGATGCTTGATGAAGTCTGATACCAATAGGAATGGTAGATATCGAAATAGGTACATCTCTATCGACTAATAAATCATAAATAGAATCAATATCCGAATTACGTTTGAATTGATAAATTGATAAATTATATGCATCAGAATGGAAAGTTAAATTATCATCGTGAATATACTGACTTAATTTTAATTCATCTAATGACTCATAACGTTTTATGGGCTTGTAGAGATTCTTAGAGGCCCAGTAGCGGCGTTTATTGAATCGATTGAGCATATCCTTAGTAATATACTTAGTGAGATAAGCCGCAGCTTTCGTCTGATCATCGTCAAGCTTCTGAGCGTTTGTAAATCCAGCAGTAAAGCCAGTAAGATTGTAAACGCGCTTACCATTTTGGAAAACATTAGTAGACTTTAATTCAGCGTTATAGTCACGAATTAAAGCATGGAAGTGGATAGCACCATCCTTATGGAACTCTGGTACGATCACGTATGCAAAATCAGGAGAGTGCTTTTTCTGACGATTGAGCCAGTACTTCATAGTATTAAAAGTAGCTTCTATAGAATATCTATCGACCTTCTTAGGATTGAAAGTAAAAGTAACAAAGTAAGAGAAGTTGTTAGATAAGGCATAATCAAAAATAGTTGTACGTGTACGGCGAAGAGATTCTTCAATAGCTTTATCTGATGGCTTCTCAGAATCCCTATTAGGCTTATGACCCAACTTAGGCCGTGGAAGTACTAAAGGATTATTAAAGATAGTAACTTTATACATATTGTTAGGGTATTCCTTTGTAATGTGTTCAATTACAGTTAAAGATTGATTCATAAAACATACCCCCAATATGTTATTTTTTATGTGTTGTTTACCTCTATAAACGCTTGTTAAGTGTTGGGTTATCAAGTAGCCCTACGGGCGGGAACCTATAGACACCGCCCGGACGCGAAAAGCCAACTTTTCGCGCCGATCAGAGAGTCACTTCTACCTGGAAAACACCCCCTTTCTTCTTCTAAGGGGAACAGCAAGTTTCTTTATCGTGACAGTAGGTTGTGAAGCGAGATAGACGCCGTCAGCCTGAGAGCCAGTAAAGACGACCTGATTGGTATCGTATGAATCACGTAACGCTTGCGACTGGAAGAAGAATCCCATTTTAAGAGGACGCGATCCGTCAACACGCTTGCCATTATTATCAAACTCCAGCTTCTTAGCGATAAACGCCCAGTAAACCGTAAAAATAGGGCCAGCAGACAAGCCGAATGGAAGAGCGAAAGACTTGCACTTGAAGGCAATATCCGAACGACGACGCACGGCCTTTACCAATTGATCGTAATCCTGAGAAGTAACGAGGTGAATCCGTTTCTGCTTACGATTCTGAGCTGCTTGATGGATAACCCAAGGCGGAACGTTGCGAGAATCCTGATTAGAAAAATAATTTTGATATTCATCAGTAATAACTATCACACCATATTTACCGTTACGGACGCATTGATTGACAAGAGCATATTCTTCTAAAGAAGAATAATAGATATAGCTAGAAACAGTATCGATCTCATGAGAAAGAATAGACTTCAATTTATCTAAAGATCCGTCGAATCTGAGAGCGGTACGATCTTTTAATACAATGTTAGAAACAATAATAGCTTTCGGATATCGCTTTGCAATCTTCTTATAAAAATGAATTAGAGTTATAGTTTTACCGTCACCCTGTTCACCAAAAAAAGTCTGAATACCTGAAGGTTGAAAATAGTCTGGATCCTTACGATTACGTCTATTTTCTCTAATAGCTTCTTTATCAAAATTAAAAGACTTAGAAACGAATGGTAGAATATTAGGCATTTAATGACCCCTCACTTTGTTATAAAACCAAAGAACAGGACGTATTGCTATAAATACAGTAATACTAGTAACGATCATAACGAGCATTGTAGCGAAGAATGTATCACCTATATAATTCCTAAGAACAACGATCGGAAAGGCAAAATAAGGAACAACATTATTAATGGCATTAAGAAAAACTAATGGAGCCGCAGGAATTAAGATAAGAGAGAGAATAAATTTAATGATAACGACGATAAACGACAAAATAAACATTACTATCATATACTAATCCTTTCTCCTTTCTTCCCAGTCACCATGATCACCAGTACGCTCGTCAAGCCAGCGAACGGATTGAGTTTCATGTTCCTCTTCTTCATAATCCTCTACATAGATTCCAAAGAACCTATTGGCCAATCGATAACAAGTCCACAAAAAGCCAATAGCTATACCACCCTGAAGAAATATCTGCATAAATGACCAAACGGCCGGCAATTGATATCGCCATCTACACATCTCGAGGTTAGCAGTAGAGCCAAAAATAGTAAGCGAAACAGCACAAGTAGTATTATTAGAGTTCATAGCTTCAACTGTAGTAAACACGCCTTTTATAAACGTAAACGGCAAGGCTAAGAAACCTAATCGATCAATAATAGTATTCAATAAATCATTCCATAAAGACTGGAGATCTTCATTTTTTGGAAAAATTATACCAAAGAGGAAATCAGTAAAAAACCAAACAAAAGAGTTACGTATAGCACAGGCGATCGAACCTGGAGACGGAATCTTAATAGAACCAAAGGTCCAATCATATTGAGAACAATCCTCATACTTTGGCTTCTGCTTCAACTCGGAACAAAAACCATAATTGCAGTCTAGACCTAGAGTACTTCCAGATTTTACGGATCCGTCCGCTTTTATATAAGCAGTACGTTGACCATACTTAAGATCCTTCTTCTCATCTGGTGGGGCATAAAAACAATAGTCACCCTCAGCAGGCGTTATAGTTTTATCTCTATCATAAGAGTAAGCATAACAAACCTTAGTAGTGTAACTAGCAGAAACAGAATATTCATCCAACGAAGGCAAATCAACCTCGAAAGATCCATCAGCTTTTATATATTGTAATCCATTTTGAATTACATCACCACCATTACGCTTCTGAATAGTAAATTGTATATAATAATCAGACTTATCGGGAATATAATATCCTTTCTGATTATCAAAACTTGCCCAAGCATCAGGAAACTTTATAGAATCCTCTTTTTTAAGATGCTTCAGTTTAAGTTTAAGATACTTCAAGTCGTATTCAAATTGTGGATATAAAGTCTGCTGATAAGCGTCACGAATAGAGATATCTTTATCACCTATAGTTTTCTTATCAACTTCATAAGGAAACGTATTTATTAAAGTAGAAGTTTTATTATAATAGCCGTTCTTCTGATAATCTGGACTAACATTCTCATTAGTAGAAGATAAAACAGCCGTTATTTTTGAATAATTCGGCGTAAAAGACTGTATATCAGAACACCCAATACGAACACGACCATTATCATCATAATGCAAATCTAAATAATAAATACCGTTAGAAATAAAATCATTAAATTGCCAATAATAGCCTAGACCCCTCTGATACTTTAATAATTGTTTATCTAATTTTTTCTCAGACCAATAAACCTGTAAAGCATTAACAAGAGTCTTTTCACCTTGATAAAGAGAATCAAATACATATTCTTTCTGAGTAACAAGCCAACCCTCATTATTAGCTACGGCTTTATCATAACTTGCCTTAGCTTGATCTCTAGTAAAGACAGGACAATCCCATACAAAATCAAAATCAACATCTTTTTTCTTATTAAAAATAAAGTTATACCACGTATAAGTCAGATCACCAGAATCATATTTACCAAACTTAAGGCTAATATTCTTAGTTTCATTAAAAGCAGGTAGATCGTCTTTTTTTTCAAGGGCAGAAACTTTATAAAAAGGCGAAAGAACAGAATACCCCAAAATCAAAAGAGAAGATAAAACATAGAATACTCTCTTATTTATTTTCATCTTCAAGATTCTTCCTTAAATAAGTCTGATATTCTTTTTCTTCATCGATCGAAAAAACCACTATAACCAATAAAAAAATGGAGAATAAAGCGAATAACATCATCATTTTTTATTATTCCTGTTCTTAAACAAGTCAGTGTAAATAAAATAAATACAGAAGACAAGAGCGAGAGCAGTGATTGAATTGTAGATCAACGAAACTATATCATTAGAATTCATTATTTATCACCTCCAGAATACGAAATTCGTCGAATTAAATACCAGCAAATAAATGCAGAGAATAGAATTACGAAGAATTTTACAAGGAATTTATCTAAGATTGTTTGTAAGTCTGTAGACGACAT